CCTTCGAGCCGTACCATGAGCCGCACTCGCCGCATTTTATACGGCTTGCGAACATCCCAACCCCACTGTGGCGGTTCTTGCCCGACTTACGCCGTGCCATTTCTTGCTGAACCATATCGAAAACGACAGGCTCGATGATGGCTTCGTGGGCGTTTTCTACATAGTATTGCGGTATCTCGCCGTTATTAATCACTTGCTTTTTGGTAAGAAAATCCTCAATGTAGCTTTTTTGCAAAAGGGCGTCGCCCTTGTATTTTTCGTTAGTGAGTATGGCTTTGACCGTGGTTTGGCTCCAGACTTCCTTACCGCCCGGCGTGGGTATGCCCTTGGAGGTTAGGTGCTTGGCGATAAAATGTGGTGTGCCGCCTTCAAGAAACATCTTATAGATAAGCCGAATAATCGGGGCTTCCTCTTCATTGACTTTGAGCGTGTCGTTTTCGCCTTTATCGTAGCCGAGGAAACGGCTGTAAGGAACACAGACCTTACCGTCCGAGAAGCGTTTCCGCTGACCCCATGTTACGTTTTCCGAAATCGAGCGGCTCTCCTCCTGTGCCAGCGACGACATTATCGTGATAAGCAACTCGCCTTTGCCATCGAACGTCCAAATGTTTTCCTTTTCAAAATAAACCTCGCAACCGGCTTCTTTAAGTTTGCGGATTGTCGAAAGGCTGTCCACCGTATTTCGAGCAAAGCGGCTCACCGACTTGGTGACGATGAGGTCAATCTTATCCGCCAAGGCGTCGGTGACCATACGGTTGAAACCGTCACGTTTCGCTGTGGAGGTGGCCGAGATGCCCTCGTCCGTATACACTGAGATGAATTCCCAGTCTTCGCGGCTCTTGATGAAGTTGGTATAATAATCTACTTGCGCTTCGTATGAGGTCAGTTGCTCCGCGTTATCGGTGCTGACCCTTGCATATCCCGCCGTGCGCCGTTTCCGCACATCGTTAATCGCATTAGAAGTGAAACGGTTGATGGTGGCGGGGATAACGGTTACTGCTCTTTTACTCATTCTTCCAGCCTCCTTCCAAATGCGTTAGGGTCGGAAGCCCATCGTGCCTTTGCCCGGTCGCTTCGGGCTTTTCTTTGCTCTTTGGTATAAACCCGTCTTTTAAGCTGTTCTGAATGTTGCGCCCGACGTTCCGGCGTCCAACTATCCTTCTTTGCCGTGTTGACCCACGGCTTTGTAAGCGAAGACCCGTCCATGAAATGAAACACCATAATATCTTTTTGCGGAACTGTAATCCGCTCGACCTTTTCAAGAAAAATATTCTCATCAAAATCCTCAAGCCCCAAGACCTCGGTGCAGACCTTTTTAAGGATACGTTCCGGTATGTCCTTTGTGGTCAGGCATTTGCCGCCTTTACGTTTTGTCGACGCGCATACCCAAGTGACAATTTTGTCGCCGAGTTCGGACATCTTCGCCCTGTTTGTTCTCGTATTGCGAACGAAACTGCATCCGCAGGCTTCGCATTTAATCTTCGAGGTGAAGCAGGTGATGTTTAGGGACTTGTTGGCAGAAGCCCCCAGTTCCTTGCGCCGAGCCATTTCAGCTTGTACAAAGTCAAAAACGGCACGGTCGATGATTGGCTCATGGGTGTTCTCGATAAAGTATTGTTGCAACTCGCCCCGGTTCTTTTTACGCTTTTTTGTAATCGGGTCTTCGATGAATTCCTTTTGCAACAGCAAGTTCCCCGTGTATGTGATGTTCGTGAGAATGGTTTTGAGATTCGAGTCTCGGAATGTGTATCCTAATTTTGTGCGCAAGCCCTCCGTTTCGAGTTCCCGTTCCGTTTCAAGCCTTGACTTGCCCGCGAGGAAATTATCAAATATTCTCCTCACGATGATGGCTTCATCAGGATTGATTACAAGTTGGTCGCCCTCCCAGTCATAACCGAGAATTCTGAACTTGCCGTTCGGCGTTCCTTCCTTGAATCGCTTTTGTACAGCCCACTTTGCGTTTTCACTGAGTGACCGCACCTCCTCCTGTGCGAACGAGGCGAGAATGGTCATCATAAGTTCGCCATCGCCAGAAAGCGAGTTTATGTTCTGCTCCTCGAACCGAACCTCGACGCCCAACTCCCGAAGCCGCCGTACCGTTTCCAAAAGGTCGACGGTGTTTCGGGCAAAGCGGCTGATTGACTTGGTGAGGATAATGTCTATCTTACCCGCTTCACAGTCGGCGATGAGCCTTTGGAACTCCGCCCTATTCTTGGCGGTTCCGGTCTCGCCGCTGTCAGCGTAAACGCCCACATAGTCCCATTCGGGATGCTTCTGTATAAATGAACTGTAGTGGCTGACCTGCGCCGAGAGGGAGTGCATCGTCCTGCCTTTTTCGACCGACACCCTTGCGTAAGCCGCGACCCGTTTCCTTGTCGGCAGGCTCGGCACGGACGGCATGATTTTATTGATTTTCCGCATGAAAATCCCTCCTTTCCACTTACATATATCACTCAAAAAGCCTTATATATCAAGTCAATTCGGGATAATTGCGGGGCATAATGTACCCAATAATGGCCTGTATTTTTCGCGCGTCTTTGTATCAATTATGATAAGTTCCTCCTCGGTTATCAGACCACGGCGGAGCATTGTTCGTGCAATGGAAACGGTCGCCTGATAGAGCCTTTCCCGTTCAAACTGCTCCTTGTTCATAACGCCACTTCCTTCCCGAAGCGGTCGGCGACATAGCAGTCGTGGGAGCAGTATTTCCGTCCTTTATTGCCATAGGCGCTGAACACGATTCCGCAATTTGGACAGGTGAAGTTGTAGACCGCCTTTTGGTTCATGTTTTCGGGATGGGCTTTCCACCAAAGTAGACGGCAGTTATCTGAGCAGAACCTTTTACGTTTTGACCCCGGCGTATGATGGAGCGGCTTACCGCAGTTCTCACAGGCATCCGCAGATTCTGTAGGAAGTTCAACGATGTAACCAACTCCGAGGTTGTTTCGGCGGCAGTAGGATTTTACAGTATTTTTAGAAATGCCAAGTTCAGCGGCGATGACAGCGTAACTCTCACCCTTGCCGCGTAAATATTCAATTCGTTGTTTTTGTATACCAGTCATGGTGAGTTCCTCCATTCGGAGGGGAAAAAGAAAAACCCCTCACCATCCACAGGACAGCGAGGGGCTATTTGGCAACCAAAACGTGCCGTTTATTCAATTCTGATAAAAGCGTCTGTGAACCCCGCCGCCTTTACCCTTGCGAGCATGGCATCGGCGTTTGCCTTAACCGAGAACGCGCCGACTTGAACGCGGTACAGCTTCTTCGGTTCTGTCGGCGTTGGCGTTGGCGCGGGAGGTATCGGCGATGCGCCCTCATCCAGTAACCGTTTGACATCAGTACGGAAGGTATCCATCGACTTGCCGTGCCGTGGGAACCAGTGACCGGGGTCAGCATGATTACTGGCGATGCCGCGCCTGTGACCCTCGAAATGCCCGATGATAACGCCATCCGCCATCGGGTCGAGTTTGTACTCTTTACAGAGATAGGCGCACAGTTCGGTAGCTTCCTTGTAGACGGCGTTGAAATAAGCGGCGTCGGTCAGCCCGTCCTCGCAAATTTCAAAACCGATGTGTGTGTCGTTGACCGACCCTTTCGAGCCGGAGCCGCCGTGCCAGCCGCGATGATTCCACGGCAAGGTCTGGTAGGTTGCGATAGAGCCGTCAGCCAGCTTGCCGATGAAGCCGTGTACGCAGACCTGACGGCCATCGGGCTTATCTTGATTCCAATGGTTGTTGCCCGTGTTCTTGCCGAGCAAGCCATCGTCGGGTCCCACATAACGGCGCAAGTTCGGATTGTTCGCACCCGTTGAGTGAACCATTATGCCCTTGACTGTAATGGTTCTGCCCGCCTTGTAACAGGCATTATTCGTGAATATCAGTTTTCTCAGATTCATTTTGTCTATTTCCTTTCCCTGATTTATCTTGTAGTTGCTCTAAAATCTCACGTAGCTTCTCAGGCACAGGCAACCCAAGCCCTACAGAGTTTTCAAGCACTGACAAGCACTCGTTCGCCATATAGAAGAAAATAACGGCAGTTCTAAGCGCCGCTCCTGTTTGCAGGACGTAATTGTCAACAAGGTGGGCGATGCCAATGATTAGGAAAATCGCCACTTTCTTGACGATGCCTTTCGCGCCTATTTCGCTTGACAGCTTTTTCTCGACAATGGCGCACATCACCCCTGTGATGTAGTCCACCACGACAAATGCAATTAGTGCAAAGAGGAAACCATCAAACCCTCCCAAATACCAGCCGACGACACCCCCGATTGCGGCGATTGCCGCTTCAATCGAAATCCATAAAGACTTCATACAGTTAAAACCTCCTCTTTCTTTTGCAAATAAAAACGCCTGCCATTTCTGACAGGCGTGTATGCTATAGTGTTTTTTATATCTGTTTCGGGAGAGCCTCCCAGAGCCGCATATCCTCCTGACCGAGCGACCATATGGCGATGCCGCGAACCTTCCAACGATACGCCGCTTCGTTTGACCAGTAGACGAGGCTGTCCACATCTTGGTAATAGACTATGGCGAATCCGTCAGCATCGCCGAGGAACAGCCGCGATACCCACACGTTTATGTCCTTCGGGATGACCCGCGCCGTATAGTCGGCATTGCAGGGAATCTGCAAAAGCTGGCTGTGGTAGAAATCGTAGTCCATTGAGATGTCCTCACTACGGGTGGAGCCTTCCTCAACATCGGTAGTCAGCGTGAACACCTGAAACTCGTTGTCCCAAGTCACGCCGTTTCGGGGAATCCTGCCGTAGCTTTCGGTCGTGCCGTTTGGCATGACAACATCGAAGGCTTCATACGGCTCGTAAGTCCAAGCGTCACCCAAACGGAGCAGTTCGCATTTGATATGGTTGTCGGACTGGATACCGCAGTAACCGCTCGTCGCCGATATATTTGCAGTAAATCGGAGCGTGTTGCTATTGCCTGAATAGACCCGAACACGGTTTCCACGCTTCCTCATTTCGATGAGGTACATATTTGGGTTCGTGCGGATTTGGCTGTCGGGAGTCCTTACATAAGTGGAGTTGAAACTGCCGAGGAGCGTCGAGCCTTGATACAACTCTATCCGTTGGTTATTGATGTTGATGCAGCAGAAGATATTGCCGATGAACACACCGGCTCGACCATTCCCGTTTGAAGGAAAAGCAATCCTCGCCCTGATATGCGCATCATTGATGCTGTCGTAGTTCCACGCAAGCTGACCGCTTCCCTCAAGTTGTGAATAAACCCTGCCGGGCGACCACTGGTCACTACGCCATACCGCCCAACTTCCCGAAAGGGTAGTCCAGTAAGTGCTTTGAAGCGTGACGGGGTCACGGAAGTCCTCATACCAAATGAGTGCGCTGTCGGGTCTGCGCCGCAATACTTCGGTGGTCAGCTTGAAGCCCTTGTCCGGCACGGCCATGTTGCCGTTCACGTCTTTGAAACTGCGCGGCGATAGGGCAAATGTGGCTTCGCCCGCGCTCGGTCTTTCGCTGAATGATGAGCAGACGCGGAAGCCGTAAAACTGAACGCCGGGTACGCCGCCGCTTAATACGATGGTATGCTGACCCGCCGATAAACTCCGACCTTTGGCAAGGGTCAGCCAGCAAGTGTTTGTCCAGTACGGCCACCAGAGCCGATTCTCGGAAAAGCTGACCATCGAGCCGTCGAGCGATATGTCGATGGCGTTCCTATTCCAAAACGGGTAGCATATCCGAACCGCCACATCATAAACACCGGATTGTGAGATGTTAAAGTTGTATGCCGCTGTGCCGCCACTACCCAAGGTTGCGGTTGTTTCGCCGATGATGACATTGCCCGTATACGAATCGGGTATGCCGTTGCGGTCAATAAATATCGTGCCGAACTCCGTCCTCTGCGTTTTTCCGTAGCAAGTCAAATATCTGCGGCGGTTGTAGATTTCCTGCATCATCGGGGCTTGCCTTTCGATGGCGTCCCAGCCTTCCATATAATCGTATACATGGGGAAGCATCCACGGCACTTTGTCGTGGTCGTCCCAGTAGGCGATTATCGGTATTAGCGGTTGCGGTGCAGTGTCACCTGTAAAGTTATAACCGCCCTCCGCCCATATCTTGGCGGCGTAATAGGTAAGCGATGTGCCGCGATATGGTCTGCCGAGGTCGGAGGGGTTGGCGTAAATCTGCCACTGCCAACCATAGGACGGCAAGCCAAAGAGAATCTTGTCAGGGTCGAAGGATTGAACGGCGTAATCATATACACCCTCCAGCCAGCTTCTCGGCGAAACAGGCCCCGGCGCGCTTCCCGCCCACGCCATGCCGTATGACATAATCGCGGCAAGGTCGCAGTACGGATTAAGGTCGGCATATACACACCAGTTCTCACCACCAACCGAACCCTGAACGCCCGTCATACCGGGCAGGCAGATGTTGACCAGCTTCACCGGGTTAAACGCTTTGACCGTGAGGTAAATATCTCGGAACAGGGCGTTCGCCGCATCCCTGTTCTCAAATCCGCCGCCGCGCTCCAAATCGATGTCCACGCCCGCGCACCACGGATATTTTTGCATTATCCGCACAATCTCTGTGAGAAATTTATCCTTTGCGCCGTTCGTGTTGTATTGCAGAGCGGTAAAAATCGAAGCCGTGCCGTGGTTCATGATGGTGAGCAACCATTTGATATGCCGCCACTTGTTTATATAGGGCATCATCCGAGTGATGCTTGTGCCTGTTTCAGAAATCGTGCCTGTAATATCCACCTCGAAAGTAAAAACGCCGACCGCATCCAATCGGTCGCCGTATTTATCAAGAGCGTCATACATTCGGGCGTTGCCCATGAACGTCCACACCAGACAGCGTTTTCCTTTTAAGTAATCCCTCATGGACGTTCTTCCCCTTTCAGCATTTCTTTGTACTCGAAATATACCCGTGCCGATTTCCTGTCTTCCAGTTTCACTTGATGTTTGCTATCATGGGCGGTAGAGTATTGGTAAAAGCCTTGTTTTTGCGTAGGACTGCCATTTTTCAGACATTGTCGAGTAGATGCTTTCAGAGCGAACTCATCACCGGCGTTTGCCGCCGCAGTGAACTTGCATTTATGCGAACCCATGCCCTGCGAAACCTCGATGCTCCCGGCCGCCATGCTCTGGATGGGGTAAATGTAGCAGTCAAGCCCGGTCGACGTGCCGCCGATGTCGGTATAAACAGTACCTGACCCAAGACCGCTGAGATTAAAAATAATAATCGTATCGCCGGAACGCACTACGCCGTTGTGGTATCGAGCAGGGTTTGGGGAGTTCTTGAGCATGGTTGTGGTATGCGGCGTGTAGCCTGTCAGTTTATCGCCTTCCTGAAGCTGAATGTCGGTAAAATAAATCTCGCCCGTGCAGTCAAAGATGAGCGGTCGCATAGTTATGCTGACAATCCGCTTTTCCTCTTTGGTTTTGATGACCTCCGCGAATCGGATAAAATTGTTAATAACCATAAGCGCCACCTACCCATCCAGCGTCCACTTAATCTCGCAGACATGACCTACCCAGCCGGTGGCCACCGCTCCCGCCTGTAGCATAAGGTCTGTGAAATAAACCTCGCCCGTGCAGTTCTGTATGACGAGACGGATGGTGATGGAGCGCAGCCTGCCCCAGCCTTTAGGCGAAGCGTCTCGCGCCACTTGTTGAAAAGAAGCCATAGTAAATCACCATCCCCTCAATACAAGTCAATGAAGCGCGTCTCGGTCGAGCCGTCTTCATATTCAAATACCACCTCGATGCCGACTTGCCCGTTTGTGCCTTTTTGCAAATTGTCCGAGCCAATCTGCGCTGATATAGTGTAGTTGCGCCGTGAAGCGGGATAAACCGTCTGCGCCATGCTCTTGGTCATGTTTATCACGCCCACCGCCTTAAAAGATGCCGTACCTGACACGCCGTTTTGTGTATCCACTTCAAAGCCTGAGTTTTGCCAGTAAGCGAAGCCGTCATCGGCTCTGCTGTTGCGCAGATGGTTGAACGGCACCATATCTTTTATTTCCTGCCCGATGAGGTTGGACTGGTCGAACTGGTCGGCAATCGCCGTCATGGACGAGTCCCCAAGTTCCCTCAACTTTGTGGAAAGTTCCAGCACCGTTTTCCACGGTTCTTGCAGGTTATATTGTCGGCGGACAATCCTTGTTTTAATAGTCAGCTTCAAATCCCTGTCGTCCACGGTCACGATGTCGCCCAAATCCCACCGCTCATGCTCGTATCCCGTAAGTACGGACAAGTCCATCGCCGAAAGCACATAGGAGACACGGGGTCTGGAATACTCCGCGAGTCGCATTTTGGTAAACTCCAACATCTGGTAAGGGTTCGTGAAATTGGAGCAGTCAAGGGTGGCTACCCGTACCTCGCTTGAATAGGTGAAATCCTCCACATATTCCTTACCGCTATTGATGGTAGCAAAGGTCATGCCATCTTTGCCGATGGCGTAGAGCCTTGTGACAAGGGTGCGTGTGTCCACTACGCGCTTAATCCCCGTCAGGTTCTTGCGGTATGCGAATAGCGCGCCGCTGTCCGTGCCGCTAAACGTCAGCAAATCCACTCGTCGGTCACGGCTATGGAATACCAAATCGCCGCCGTGGATGCTCTGCACCATTCGAAGGATAGAGAGGGCGTTCTTTTCATGGCTGCTCCAAGTCCGAAGCGTGGTCACATTGACCGTACCAACTTCCCATCCAGTCCCCGCAAGGGCAAACGCCATCGGGACGGCGGGGAGGTCAGCGTTGAACTCTATCGGCTGTTTCTCAGCGGAGAAGGTTAGGTCATAAAACGCCGCTTCCGCATAGACCGTTGTAAGGATGCTGTTGCCGCCGGAGCCTTTTTCATCGGTCATCGTCCGTATGCGATACACATCCTCGGCAATCTGTACCAACTTTTCATTGTCGAGGGTAGCCCGCTTCGGGTCGGAGAACGGCAGCTTGAACTCCAAGGTGTCCGCACCGTTGACCTCGCCCGTGACGATGATGTCGTAGGCGTTCTCCAGAACCGACTCCCACGCACCGTTACCGTCCAAGATAACGGGTCGGGCAAAGCCAAGTTTCTCATACGGGGCTTTCGGGATGTCGTGAAGAGTGATGTCGAGCAGTTTCGGCGTAACTGCCGTATTGTTGGTGGAAAGCGTTATCCTGTATCTGATATAGGCACGGCTTGGCGACATCAATTCGCCGTTCGAGCCAACCGTCTGCCAAGCCGACCAGTCAAGCAAATCATCCGACGTAGATGTCTCAATGAGCGATACTGAGGTAACGCCCGCCGTATATTCGCTTGTAACTGAAACCCGACCGCTCCCCGCGAGATTGCATTCGGCGGCAATTGTGGTTAATTGACCACTTTCAGGGTAAAGGTTGTCAGAGCCACGTTTAAGCAATACATTCCCCGGCTCGGTGAGTGCGTCCACGCTTGCTGAGACGTCACCGCCGTTGGCAAGCATCGCCTGACGGAAAAACCGTATCAGGTCGTCGATTGTCAGGCTGCTGTCGGTCTCTAAGAACCATTCGTCAATTCCGCCTGCGAAATAATACTGGTCGGCGTGCATACATAAGACGATGTTCGCTGTGCAGGAGGGATTCATTATACCAGTAATAGTCCGAACAGGAGCAGTCCATACCATACCGTCGGCTCGGTTGCAGACGATGAACTGGGAGGTATTCTCTTTGACGTTAATGATAGCGGCGAGGAAGTACCAGCCGCCATTTACCAGATTGAAAGACGGCGTTTCTGTCTGATCGAGGATAAGCGTTCCCGCCGAGTTGTATATCATCATGCGCGGCCGCCCTTGGTAGAGCGAAATGTAAAACAAAGGCTGACCGGGACCCTGCCTTGTGTTAAAAAGTGGGATGAAGTTCTGCCCGACCGAGTAGGTTGTGGGGTTTATCCAACCACCCACGGCGATTTTGTCGCCAAGGTTCGAAAAGAACGTACCGTCGTTGGTCGCCACAAGATGCGTTTTTTCCGTTGTCGGGTTGTTGATGTTCATTCGGAAATGCCGACCGTAACGGCTGGCGGGCAAAGAAGCGGTAGTGCCGCTCCATCCTGATATAGTAAAATGCCGACCCTTTCCAGAGGAATCTAAAAGCCTTGTCTGGCTGTCCGGCGCAGACTCGTTGAATCGCCATAGCCCTGATGTTTTCTCGGTTACGGGGATTTCGCCCGTGAAGTCTGTTTGCGTCGTCAATATGGATTTTACCGCCACGTCCTCACCTCCATCGGCTCTTCGCCTGTATTTGCAATTCCGTAAAGGTCGCGCCTGTTGCAGTAATAGTTATTGTGTTCGCTCCTTTTCGGAGTATGGGAAAATTCAACTCCTGTAATAAAGGCAGACCGTTTCGGAGCGTTGCTCCGGTATTGTCCACCACCTTGGCAGTCACCAAGCCGCTGTCGACGACGAGGGTTTCACCTGCCGCCAATGTGCCGACCACACGAAGTTCCTCGTCGTTGGTTTTTAATGATATATAGTTTGCAGAACCTGATGGAACTGTGCCTTTCAATAGATAGACAGGCAACGAGTCCGTGTTGCCCTTGACCCTTGTGACTGTATTTGCTCCCGTCTGGGTCAGCGTGAAATTCTCGTCCGTCAAAGCATAAGCGTGCGGGTCTGGGCATACGAAGTTCAAATCAAACGCACCCGCTGAACGGATGAGCCGCTCACAGTTCACGGCGTCTTGCAATCGCGCCGTAAAAAAGCGGTCGGGTACGTCGTCAAGCACAAGCTGTTTCAGACCTTTTTTGGGGTCGAGCCATTCGGCAAGCCCATCCAATACGCCCACAAGCGATGCGAGGTTGTGCCTTGGAGCGATATTGCACCGCACTGTAACAACACGCTCCGTGCTGTCGCTCCCAAAATCCGCCACGCCGGGTTTACCGGGTATTTGCACAAAGGAGTTACGCAAGGACGGAGAAGCCTGCCAAGAAGTCAGCCGAGCCTTGATATTCATGTTCTGTGATGATATTCCGTTGAAAATAAAGCCCACGCCAACACCTCCTTATGCCGGGCTGAACCGTCCCTGCGCCCGTGACCCGGTTTGCATCAGGTTATACAGTTCCTGTGAAATCCTGCGGATGTCGTCCTCGCTTCGGACAATCATCTGCTGTATGGTAATCAGCGAGCCGCTGAAGCCGCCCGCGCTACCCATGCCGAAGCTGCTGTCGCCCACGTTCACGCCGGGCATATCGAAGTTGGTGGGGATGGCGTTTTGCATATCCTCGGCAACTTCATCCATCGCCCGCTCGAAGCCCACACCGATACCCTGACCCATGTTCTCGCCAAGACCGGCAAACAGCGTCGAGGGTGACTTGATGCCGAAGAAGTTCTTTATACCGTTGACAATGCCGCTGAAGAAGCCGGAGATTTTACTCCATATCCAGTCGGCGACGTTGGAAATGCCCTGCCACAGCCCTTTGATGAGGTCGCTTCCGACCTGCACGATTTTACCGATGTTGTCGGTGAAGCCCTTGACTATCGAAGCGATAATCTGAGGTATGGCTTTCACGATTTCCACGATGATGGTCGGCAGGTTCTTTATCAGCGATACGAAAAGCTGTATACCCGCTTGGACAAGCTGCGGTATGCTCCCGATTATCGCTGTGATGAGAGACGATATAATCTGAGGTATCGCCGCCACGACCGCTGTAATAATCTGTGGCAGATTCTGCACAAGCGACACAAGCAGTTTTATTCCGGCGTCGATTAATTGTGGAATCGAGCCGAGTATCGCCGTAATCAAGCCTTCGATAATCTGTGGGATTGCCGCTACTATCGCCGTGATGATTTCGGGCAAGGCTTCAATGAGCGACACCAGAAGCTGAATCCCCGCGTCGATGATTTGCGGTATCGCCCCAATGATGAAGTCGACGATGCCGAGGATAATAGCGGGCAAAGCCGCTATTAACTGTGGCAGGGCGTCAAGGATGCCTTGTGTCAGTCCAAGCACTAATTGCAAAGCCGCGTCCAATATCATCGGCAGGCTATCCACCAAGCCCTGAACGATGGTCACCACGGCATTGACCGCTGCCGGTATCAATTGTGGTAGGGCATTTGCGATTCCCGTAACAAGCGAAGTCACCAACTGAACCGCCGCTTCGATGAGGAGCGGGAGGTTATCGATAAGAGCCGCCACGATTGTCATGACTGCATCCACCGCTACAGGTATTAACTGCGGTATGAGCGTCAGGAGCATTTCCAACACTTGGGTAAACAAATTTAGGCAAGTATCAAGCAATACGGGCAGCAAGTCGCTTATTGCCGACGATATCGCCGACATTGCCTGCGGCAGGGCTTTGACGATGTTTTCAATAACCGGCACGATGTTTTTTACGACATTTTGGAACGCCTCGACCACGTTTCCAATCAATAGTCCAACATCTGCATTGGCGTTCCCAAGCCCCGACATAAGGTTCTTGATTGCCGAGTCCATGCCCGCCATTGAACCGCTTATGGTTTCAGTTGCTTCCAAAGCGGTAGTCCCCGTGATGCCCATTTCCGTTTGGATGACGTGTATCGCTTCCGTTAAATCCGAAAACGAGGATAGGTCGTATTTGATACCTGAGATTTTTTCGGCATCCGCAAGCAGTCGTTCCATTTCCGACTTCGTACCGCCATAGCCCAGCTTCAGGTTGTCAAGCATGGTGTAGTTTTGTTTTGCGAAACCCTGATAGGCGTTTTGTATGGACGAGATGTCCGTACCCATTTTGTTGGCGTTATCAGCCATGTCGATAATCGCCATGTCTGCAATCCGTGCAGCCTTTTCGGTGTCTCCGCCAAGCGACTGGATAAGGCTTGCCGAGAAGCCGGTGACGGTCTCCATGTACTCATTTGCCGACATCCCGGCGGTTTTAAAGGCGTTAGCGGCTGATGTTTGGACAGCCTGAGACGCTTCACCGAAAAGGGTATCTACACCGCCGACAAGCTGTTCATAATCCGCGTAAGCGGATACGACTTCCTTGCCGAGTTTAATGGCTGCGGCACCGGCGGCGACAGCTACAGCGCCCATCGCCACGCCGATGCCTTTTAGGATACCGCCCAGCTTCTCAAACTTCGAGCCGGACTTTTCGGCTTCGTTGCCTGTTTCTTTCAGTTCATCGCCGAGGTCGTCGGTGGATTCGGCGGCGTCGTCCATTTCGTCGCCCACGCCGTCCAGCACCTTTTCATTTGCGGACAACTCGCGCTCCATGCCGTTGAGTTCGGCGTTGGCGTTATTAAGGGCAATCTGCCAGTTCTGGGTGCGGCGGTCATTTTCGCCGAAACTCTCGGAGGCGTTGCGGAGGGCAGCTTCGAGGGTGGAAATTTTGTCCTTCTGGGCGTCGATTGCCTTGTTCAGGACTTCATTACGGGCGGCGACCGCCGACACGGATTTGTCCTGTTTGTCGAATTCACTGGATACCAGTTTCATTTCCGAACCCAGCACCTTGAACGACTGGTTTATATCACGCAGAGCGTTCTTAAATTCCTTCTCACCCTCGACGCCGATTTTCAGACCGAAATTATCAGCCACCTAAAACACCTCCTCCCTCAAAAAATCAGATGCCATCAGGGATGACATCCTCAATAAACAGTTCTTGTTTCGGCTTGCTCATTCCGAGGAATTGCCTGTGGCACTCCCACAAGTCAAGCAGCAAGCCGACGGGCGAGAGCCATGTTTCCTCCTCGGAGCGGTTCAAATGAACCGTGCCGTAATATAAAAGCCGGGTAAACAATTCTGAATCGCTTACCCGACCTCGGCGTTTTTTGAGCCACCGTCCTCACTTTCAATGTTCCGCGCCGTACCTTTGAACATCGCCTCAGTGATTGCCGCCTTGTACGCAGACAGTTCAAGCGGTGAAGTCAGCAGTTCTACGGCGTCCTCAGTTAGCACTTCTTTCGGGTCGTCCTTGTGCTTTAAGTTGTGAATCAAGAGGGACTGATTGGCGAGCAGCGTAATCAGCCAGATAATCTCATCCAGAGCCATCTCGAAGTTCTCCGACTTCATCAGCTTTTCTCCGAGGTTATCCAAGCCGCCGTAGCGTTTGGCGATTTCCTTTGTGGCACGGGTTGTTAGAATTAACTCGAAATCTGACCCGCCGATGTTTATAACCGCGCTTCTTTCCTTATCCATGCCTTACACCTCCAAAAATTCCGGCTCGTACACCTGCGTGTACCAGCTTTCGATTATTGCGGGCGGTACGCCCGTGTCGTCCTCGTTTGCTTCCGCTTTCCAAGGATGACGGTCGTTATCCGCAGGTTTGTTGCGGCGGGAGACCGTACCTTCGATGGACGGCGTGGAAAATGTGATGCTGTCGCCCTTGGTAGCGAGACTGGTCGACGGGACGCCGAACTTCACGCGGTAGAGCCAGAAATAGCGGTATTTGCCGTTCGCCTTCTTTGCCCTGAAGCCGATAGCGACGGATTCCCCGCCGTCTTCGGAAGCCGAAATTAGGACTCCGTTTTCGTCTGTGGTCGCCCCAGTCAGGGCGGCTGCGGCTTCCTTGCCGATGTCGTCCACGCCGAGGGTCAGCTTGCCGTTTTTGAACTCCTTGATGATTTCGGCGGCCCCATCGTCCGCCCAGAGCGTTGCTTCCGCAAGTTCAATGGAAAGTTCAGCCGATATTGCCTTTGCCAGCATGACCGGCTCGCCGTAGGTTTCATACCCTGTGGTCGGCGCTTCGGTAATCGGCGCGTAGTAGAGCTTATCAAGCCCGATTGTAGCCATATCAATAATCCTCCGTTTCATATTCTTTCGCCGCGTCTATGGCGAAGTGGTGGTAGCCGCTGTCGTCCTCGTGTCCGATGTAGCGGCGGTCGGTTATGGTAAAAGCCGCCCCAAGCAGGGCGGCGGTGAGTTGGTTCTTCCTTTTGACATAGTTGCCTTTTGAAAACAGGGAAATCCGCACCTCGGATATGTCGATGAGCGGGGCATTATCGCCGAACAAGGCGAAGCTGTCCGTCATCGGCGTGAGGACAATATACTCGTCGGGCGGTACGCCGCTGAATATGCCTGTTTCTACAGGAAGTATAGGCGAGAGCAGCGTGTTCAGTTCTTGCAATATGCTCATATGCGCTCCACCTCCTGCTCAAACTTCTCCTTCATCGCATTGATAGCGGCATTCCTTGACTGGGTTCGGGCGGGCTTCATAAAAGGCTTTGCCGGTTGCCCGTGTTTGCCGTATTCGATGATGTTTGCGATTTTTGCGTTGGAGACGCCCTTGCCGCGCCGAGGTTCGGCGAAGCCGACCTTAACGTCCCAGTCGCCCTTGCGGTTCTGCCTCGCTTTGGACAGACCGAGGGAGCGTTCCAACTCGCCGGTGGAGCGGCTCTTTACTTTCGTACCGCGCCCGACCACGGATGAGAGGTTGCTTTTCGCTTTGGCAAGTACGACCTCACCACCCGCTTCCAGAACCTTCGGAATAATCGTGTCGGTCTGATTACCAAGTCGGGACAGTTTCAGGAGGAAGTCCTCCGGCATTTTGATTTCTACTTTTGCCATTACATCACCGTCCCTTCCAGTTTCTCGGCGAGAACCTCGACATACATCCCGCGACCTCGTACATCCTCCGCACTGACGATGTTATAACGGCTTTCGCCGTCAGATAGGAAATGCGAAGTCGTAACGGTCAAGCCGGGGATTTTACGGAAGCGGAACATCGCTGTAACACTTGAAAATGCGGCGTTGCCGATTATCCGCTCCCATTTCGCGGTTGTGTTACGAACTTCTCTGTATGCCCTGACCGAAGCGAGGACGTTATCACCTTTGGTGACAAAGCCCTCCGAATCCTTGGTGGGTTCTGTCGTGATGATATTGATAAACGTGTTCATTTTGCCGTAGCCCATAATCAAACACCCCACAGTCGGTCAAGCCGCAAAAGGGTGTTGACCGTGTTCCAAACTTGCTGACCCGCCGCCACGCTGTCGGAAAAGAAGCCGCCTGTCGAGCCATCCCTGCTTTCGTAGAAATGGCTCGACAGCATGACGACCGCCTGCTCGGTGGTGGGCGGCATAGGATTTTCTGTATAGAAACCCTCGGTAATATGCTGATAACTTTCAGCATAGTTCACGGCGGCGGCGATGAGCCGCAGGATCAGTGCATCGTCTTCATCGTGCGCCAATATCAGGTTTTCTTTGACTTTCGATAACAGTTCCGTTGGCGTCATCGCAGTCGCCTCCCTTCATTTTGATTAAGCACCCATCTTCAAAAGCTGGATGCCTTCGGAAAGGATAACCTTTGCGTCTACCCTCTGAGTGGCAATGAACCCGATTTGACCGTTGCCGGCATAGAGTTCAATCAACCTCTGGACGGTACGTCCCATGCGGTCGGCTATCCAGTAGTTGGAGAAGTCGCCGAAGGCAACCGGCAGCGCGTTCGCCGCAGCGACAGGCACATATGGCGAGGTGTGGAGCGGGTATCCGAGCAGTCTGTCAGGTTCTCCAGCCTGTACCGACGGCTGCCAGAGGTATTGCCCGTTAGAGTCTTTGAGTTTACGGATTGCCGAAACGGTGATATCCCTCATAAGGAAAGCGGCGTTTCTGCGGTACGGACTCTTAAGGGCATACACCAAGTCGATGAGGTTATCAGTGCTGATTGCCGTGGCTGAACCTGCCGTCACGCCAACATCGCCGCCAGTAGCTGTAAAAATACCCGAAGGCTGACCCGTGCCGGTTCCGATGCAGAACGCTTCTTCCTCGGCCACGCCGAATGCACGAGCGAACTCGGCTGCGATATAGCTTTCGAGGTCGAACATCGAATCCTGCAGCAGTTCCACGCTGACTTTAATAAGGTTGGTCAGCTTGAAGGCGTCGATGGTCTTTTGGGTAAAAGTCGGGCTGCTTTCAGTAATCGCAGCGTTTTCAGCCGTCCACTTAGCGATGGATTGTGTAGCAGCGATTGGGATTTTGCGCTCCGCTGAAGTAGTGATGACTTTACCGATTCTGCGGACTACGTTGGCTTCCTCAAGCCCCATCACAATTTGTCGCTCGAATTCCACGGGAACGAGGTAGCCGCCGTCAGTGTCGGGAGACGTACTCAGCACATTGTTGATAGGCGGCTTGCCGCGCAGGATATTGCCAAAATCAGTCTTGTATTCATCGGAAGCCCTGCCTGTCTTGGCTTCAGCGGGCTTGGTCGGCGCGCCCAAGATAGGAGAAGATGTCGGTTTTGCCATCTCAAGGTCAAACGCCGTCTGGCGTTCCAGTCTCTCAATTTCCTTGCCGAGGGCGACCATGTCAGCTTCCATCTTGTCGTACTCGGCGGCGGCTTCAGGTGGGACAAGCCCGTTCTCGCCGCGTTTTTGGTCGAGGAACTCCTTAGCGGTGTTCCAGATTTTGTTGCGCTTCTCGCGCAGTTCAAGGATTTTACTCATTGTCAGTTACCTCCATTTTTTAGTGTTGAATAAGATTGAGCCGCTTCTCCAGCGACTCAACAGGGATGCCTTGCGGTTCATTTGGTTTAGATGGTTCGGGTATCGCTTTTGGCTTGACCTTGTCAAGCAGAGAATTGGTGACCGCTCGCCTTGAAAAAGCGTAGGTCGGGGTGCTTTGCTGTCGTTTGTTGTCTTCCAACACGCCATCGGCGAAGCCCAGTTCCATTGCCTTGTTTGCGTTCATCCATGTTTCGGCGTCCATCCAGTGTGAGATTTTTACCCGGCTCTGGCTGGTCTTGATTTGGTAAGCGTTGATGATGCTTTCCTTAACCTCTGCGAGCATATCCATCGCCTTTTGCATCTCCTCGCTATCTCCGATGGCGATGGTCAGCGGGTTATGCACCATCATCAATGCAGTGGGAGCCATAAGGACTTTCGTACCCGCCATCGCCACCACGCTTGCTGCCGAAGCAGCGATACCGTCAATCTTAACCGTGACGTTGTGCGGGTAATCCATCAACATGGCATAGATTTGGCTTGCGGCGATACAGTCCCCGCCGGGCGAATTGAGCCAGATGGTGATATCGCCTTTGTCGGCGAACAACTCCGACTTGAACATCGCCGGGGTAATTTCGTCGCCCCACCATGTATCCTCAGAAATGACCCCATCGAGATAGAGGGTGCGTTCATTTGTGGTGTCGTCCCGCACCCAGTTCCAGAATTTCTTGTTTTTTGCCATTAACTCGTATCCTCCGTTTCTTTTGGTTTGTAAGCCGCGCCGACATCAGCCAGCTTGACCATGTTGCCGTTGACGAAGTGCAGGTCGCCGCCTTCCTCGGCTGTCAGCAGATTCATATCCTCCAAGCCGCGCACGTCGTTGACTGACATAAAGCCGTTTTGTATGCCCGTGGAGTAGCCTTGCATACGGCTTTGGTAATCGCCACGAAGTAAGCCGTCGAGGTTGAACTTGATAAATACCCTCTCTTTCTCAGACGGCAGGATAAGGGCTTGCTGTAAGCTCTGCTCCCAGCGAACCACCCAAGGGTCAAGGGTATATTTGACGAACTCCAAGGACTGCTGCTCGATGTTGGAGAAGCTGCTCTTTTCGAGGTCGCCGACCATGTGTGGCGGAACTCGGAATATCCTCGCTATCTCGTTGATTTGGAACTTCCGAGTTTCTAAGAATTGCGCCTGTTCAGGCGGTATTGACATCTGCTTGAATTTGAGTCCTTCCTCCAGAACAGCTATCTTGTGGGCGTTCGCTCCCGAAAACTGCGTCTGCCACGATTCACGGAGCCGGTCACGGTCTTTCACCACGCCGGGGTGTTCCAACACGCCACCGGGGTTCGCTCCGTTAGCGAAGAATGCCGCGCCGTACTCTTCGGTGGCGAGAGCCATGCCGATGGAGTTTTTCGCCATTGCTATAGGCGAATAGCCGATAAGCCCGTCGAAGCCCAAACCGGGGATGTGCAGGACGTTCTCGCGCCGCAGTTTGACCTGACCCTTGTCGCTTTGGTATGTGTATCTAAGGTCGCCGCCGTTATCGCGGTCGACCGCCATCCTGTCAGGCAGTAGCGGATAGATTGCTATCGGGAAGCCCCTGCCATCCCTGATAATCTGTGCATAGGCATTTCCCCAAAGTAAAAGATGACTCATCAGCGTTTCCCTGAACACAAATGAAGTCATCTCGCGGTTCGGCTCGTCATGGAGCAGCCGATAGAGGGGATGGTTCGGCTTAGTGGATTTACTGCCGTTTAAAGTTCGCTCATACACATGGAGCGGAAGACCCGCCACCGACTCGGCAAGGATACGGACGCAGGCATAAACTGCCGAGGTCTGCATCGCCGTCCGCTCGTTGACCGTCTTGCCGCTCGAAGTGCCGCCGAATAGGAAACTCCAGCCACCGCCGATTTTATTGTTGGGCTTATCCCGCGAGCGGAACAGCCCGGAAAATATACTCATATAAACAACAACCCCCTCTCGTCATAGACGCTTGAATCGACACCGCCGCCGAGGGTTGCTCTCGCAAGCCCCATAATCAGCGCGACCACGCCGTCTATTTTCTCCGTCGACTTCTGTTTGTTGGGCTTGATGTTACCCGCCGCATCTTGGTCGACGATGACGTTGCCCATGTTCCAGTCGAGGACGGGATGTTTGCCGTGTCGGATTTTCCCCTCCATCACGAACTGGAAGAAGTCCTTTGATGTCGGCGACATGGAGATAAATCCCTGTCCAAATGGAAATACGGTGAACCCATGCTCCGCTCCAAGTTCCTCAAGGTCACGGCGTATCTTCTCAGCACCGTAGCGGTCATAGGCAATTTCCCGAATCCGAAACCGCTCGGACAGCTTGGCGATGAACGCCACTATATAGTCGTAGTCCACCACGTTGCCCTCTGTTGTGTTGAACACGCCCATTTTACGCCAGACAGCGTATGGTACATGATCACGCCGCGTCCGTAGATCGATAACGTCCTCCGGCAGCCAATAAAATGGCATCACCGTGTATTTGATATCGCCGTCAATCGGCGGAAACACCAGCACCAGAGCCGTAAGGTCGCCCGTACTGGAAAGGTCGAGACCGCAGTAGCAATCCCGACCCTCGTATTCGTCAAAATTTATATCCTCGCCGCAGGCATCCCATTTATCCATTGGCATCCAGCGGATGTCAGCGTTGCACCACTCGTTCAAGCGGAACTGCCGGAAGTGCATCTCCTCGGCGGGGTTCTGCTTTGCCTGTTCGTATGCGGCTTGCACCGTTTCAAAGGGAATCGTAACTCCGATGGATGGGTTCACCCTTCGCCAGACGGCTTCGTCATTCCAGTCGTCGCTTTCGTTTATGCCGAATACGGCGGGATAGAAGCTGGGGTCTATCTTCGAGCCGTCCAGAACCGCTTTTGCTTTCTGGTGGATTTCATAGCAAATGCTCGTCTTGTCCCTGCCCGCCGTGGTGATGAGGAAGTAAAGCGGCTGCCTTCTGGCGTCGCCTGTATACTTGGTCATGGTGTCGAATAAATCACGGGTCTGCTGTGCGAACAACTCGTCGAAGATAAGCCCCGACACGTTGAAACCCTGCTTTGATTTGGTTTCAGAGGATAGCACCCGATAGAAGCTGTTGGTATGCCCAAACACAATCCGTTTTGTGGAGGGGATGAGTTTTGCCAGCCTTGCCAAATCTCCGCATTGCTCTACCATCGCTCTGGCGGTGTTAAAGACAATGCTCGCCTGATTGATGTCGGCGGCGCAGGAGTAAACTTCTGCACCCGCTTCACCGTCTGCAAATAAAAGGTAGAGGGCGATTGCCGCCGCAAGTTCGGATTTGCCATTCTTTTTGCCGACCTCAACATAAGCCGTGCGAAACTGACGGTAACCGTCCTCGCCGACGATGCCGAAAATGTCACGAATAATCTGTTCCTGCCAAGGCATTAGGTGAAACGGCTTCCCGTACCATTCGCCCGTGGTATGCTTGAGCATGGATATGAAGTTGACCGCAAAGTCCGCCCGCCGTTCGTCGTATCGGCTGG